AACCTCTTTCGCCGGGTAATCAAAAAAAGTCTTCAAAAACCGGAAGAACTGACAGTGAGCCAATGGGCAGAGAAGTACAGAATATTAGATGAATCAAGTAATTTATCAGGGCGGTGGTCAAATGATGTAACACCATACCTCATTGGGATCATGAATGCGCTGAACGATGATTATATCAGGGAAGTGTATCTTTGCAAGGGTTCACAGCTTGGAGGAACGGAAGTATTAATAAATATGCTCATGTACATCATTGACAAAAGTCCAGCTCCAACAATGATTGTATATCCGTCTGATGATTTGGCAAAAGATATATCGAATGATAAATTGAAGCCGGCATTTAATTTGGTTCCTCAGATTAAAAGAAATTTTATGGAAAACTCATCAAAAGAGTTAAGGCTGAAATTTAAGACCATGGTTTTGTATTTGCGTGGAGCAGGATCACCATCGAAACTTGCATCAAAAGCCATAAAGTATCTTTTTTTTGATGAAATAGATAAAATTGGTGGAGCCACAAAAAAAGAAGCATCACCATATAACCTTGCTATGGAGCGTATAAAAACGTATAAATCTCAAAGCAAGGTGTATGCCTGTTCAACTCCTACTTTGGCAACTAATTACATCTGGAAATTGCATGATGAAGCTGACGAAGTAAGACACTATTATGTCTCATGCCCTCATTGCGGCGACTCCATTGAATTGCTTTGGGACCAAATCAAATTTGATAAAGATGAAGAAAAGAAACTAAGTCCATATGATAGAGCTAAAACCGCACACTATGTTTGCCAGAAGTGCGGTTGTTTTATTGAAAATAAAGACAAACCCAAAATGCTCCGGGAAGGATACTGGAAGACTGTAAAAAAGCGAGGCATAGGAAAACCCAAAACTCTTGGATTTTGGATTAGCTCTCTGTACAGTATTTTTCTTACTTGGGAAGATATAGCGGAAGAATTTTTAAAATCTAAAGATGATCCTGAATTGCTGCAGAACTTTGTAAATAGCTGGTTAGCGGAGCCATGGGAAGATACAAAACTTAAAACTTCAAGTGAATTAGTTCTTGATCGTCAGACCGATTTACCTGAAATGGTGATTCCTGCATGGGCTAAACTGTTGACAGCAGGTGTAGATGTGCAGGAAACAAGTTTATACTATTCAATCAGAGCATGGGGGAATTTTACAACCAGCCAGAACATAACACATGGTCAGGTTCTTTCATTTGCTGCCATAGAGAATATCATGAATTCAGAATGGGAAACAGAAGATGGTAGAAAAATGATTGTTAATCTTGCTCTGATAGATTCTGGATATCAACCGGATGATACTTATGATTTTTGCGTAAACAATTCAGATTGGGCCTTGCCGTGCAAGGGTGCTTCAAATCCAATGAGAGATAGATATAAGATCAGTAAAGTGGATAAGGTAAATTCTAAGGCATATGGGATGCAGTTGGTAATTATTGATGGGGGACAGTTTAAGGACTCAATTATGGCACGTATGCAAAAAGAAAATGGAACCGGTAGTTGGATGGTGTACAAGGGGTGTGACGATGAATATGCTTCACAGGTAACGTCCGAACATAAAATTATGACAAAAGCTGCAAATGGTGCTAAAAGGTTGCAATGGGTACAAAAAAAATCACATGGAGACAATCATTACCTTGACTGCGAAGTATATAATATGGCTGCAGCTGAGATTATGGGGGTAAGGCGACTCCACTTGGAACAAGAAGAGCTGGAAGAAAAACCTGTGGAGAGCAAAGAGTTTAAACCAGAAGAAACGTGGATTCAGCAACGTGATGATTGGTTGTAAGGAGGGAAAAAGATGGCAGATTTATCAATTATGGGAACGGCAGAAGAGCAACTGCTTACAGTGAATGAAGCGATTTATTCCGTACTAAAAGGTGGGCAGTCTTATAAAATTGGTACAAGGCAATTGACAAGAGCAGACTTATCCCTGCTTTACGATATGCAACTTAAACTACAGTCTCAGATAGCTCATAATACAAGGAGTTCATTGTTAGCGGATACAGTAGTGGCTGTATTTGATGGGAGGTAATAAATTTGAATTGGTTGGATAAAACTATAGGATTTGTATCACCGGAGCTTGGATATAAGAGGGAAGCATACCGCAGAGCATTGGAGGAATCAAGGAATTATGATGCGGCGGGATATGACCGGCTGAATGCGAATTGGAGAGTATTCAATGAATCTGCTGAAATGACGGATCGTTACGGGCGCGATACAGTAAGAGCCAGAGCCAGAGATTTGGAAAGAAATTCAGACATCATGAATGCTGTAGTAGGTGCCTATAAAAGAAATGTATATGGAGCCGGATACCGTCTGAGAGCCAGTAGCGGAAAAGATGATATTAACCGTGACATCGAAAAAATGTGGAAGACTTGGTGTAAAAAACAGAATTGCGATGTAACGGGTACTCAAAATTTTAGTGCAATGATGCGAATGGCAATACAAAGGAAAAAAATTGATGGAGGAATTATTTTTCTAAAACGATTTACAGCCGGGGGCTTTTTACCATTTAAGTTACAGGCTTTGGAAGTAGATGAGCTGGACTTAACAGCTGCAACACCCAAAAAAGCAGACAATAAGGTAGTAGGGGGAATTGAATATAATAGTTACAATCGTCCGGTTGGTTATTTCTTCAATCAGTACTGTATTGATGGAATGACAATGAATGAACCGGTTTACATAGATGCAAAAGATGTAATCTTTCTTTACACAAAAACCCGGCCTTCTCAAATAAGAGAAATATCAGATATAACACCAACCATTACAAGAATAAGAGATGCAAACGAATTCATGCGGGCAGTGTCAGTTAAGGAAAGAATCTTGGCTTGTTTTTCTGTTTTTATCGAAAGAGCATTGCCCGTGAGTGGAACTACACCGGGACGCGGCGTACCTGGAAACGGGACGGTAACTGATAAGTATGACGGAAAGACGCTAACACCAGGAATGATTCATTATCTAAATCAGGGAGATAAAGCCCAGGCAGTTGTACCAACCGGACAGGCAACAGATGCAACGGCCTACATAAAACAAGAGGTTCGTTTAGTTGGTGCAGGGCAAGGATTGAGCTATGAAACAACAAGCCGTGATATGTCGGAAAGCAATTACAGCTCTGCCAGACAGGGACTTATTGAGGACGATTTAACATACGGAGAAGATAAGGATCTTCTTATTGAAGTTATGGATGAAATTTATGAAACCTTTGTTATCTCTTTGATACTGGCTGAAAAAATAAAAATTAAGGATTTTTGGGAAAAGAAAGAAATTTATCTTGAACACAGTTGGATTCAGGCTCCGAAACGCTGGATTGATCCAGTAAAAGAAGCAAATTCAAATAAAACGGCCCTTAATACAGGTCAAAAAACCTGGGCAAATCTTGCATCTGAAAACGGTAGAGATTGGAAAGAGCAGATTGATGAAATGGCCGAAATTATGGAATATGGAAAAAAGAAAGGAATTGATATGGGAGGTGTAATGTTTGGAAACAATGGAAAAACGAGTTCTGACACGGGAGCAAAAAAAACAGTCGGAAATTCAGGGGAATCTAAATAGAACATTTCAAGGTTTATCCATTAGGGCAGTTGAAGGGGAAGATCGTACCTTTGAACTGTCTTTTTCATCGGAAGAACCATATACCCGTTGGTGGGGAGTGGAAGTACTTGACCATACACCCGGATGCGTAGATCTTGAAAGAATAAACAGTATTGGGTGCTTACTTTACAATCACAATAGAGACAAAGTGCTTGGAAAGGTATTGAAAGCCTGGAACGATGGCACAAGATGCTCTGCTAAAGTGCAATTTGATGATGATACCGAAGCTGATGTAATTTATAAAAAAGTCGAAAGCAAAACTTTAAAAGGTGTTTCAGTTGGATATGTTGTTGGCTCATGGGAAGAAGTAGCACCAAACAGCAAGAGTGCAGATGGCAGATTCACGGGTCCATGCGACATTGCAAAAAAATGGATACCATATGAAATATCTATTGTTTCGGTACCGGCTGATCCTACAGTTGGGGTAGGCCGGAGCATGGAAGAGACAGGAATTGAGAACGGGAGAATGTTGGACGTATATATCCGGCAACTTCAAATAAATAAGAATAAATATTAGGAGGAATCTATGAACAGAAAAGATCAGATTATGCAGCGGCAGCAGGAAATTGTGAATGCTGCAAAAACAGAACGCAGATCATTAACTGCGGAAGAGCAGGCGGAGTTTGATAGGCTGCAGAGAGAATTTGAAACGCTTGGAGACGGCGGGGAAGGCCAAGGCGAAAGAAGTGCCGAAAACACCGGTGCAGATAACGGTACATCGAGACTTACACCGGGACAGGTTGCACAGAGAGCTATCGAAGAAGAACGGCAAAGAGTTGCTGATGTTACAAGTCTTTGCCGTTCGTTTGGCGTTGAATTTGATGAATATGTTAGAACTGGAAAAAACATTGAAGATGTGAGGACGGCAGTATTAGACCAACTCCAGAGGAATCATACCCCAATTGGAATGAGAGTGACAGCGGATGAAGGAGATAAGTTCAGGGAACGTGCGACTGATGCTTTGATGATGAGATCAGGGGTGGCTGTTGCTAAACCTGCAGATGGTGCCACACAGATGAGGGGAATGAGCCTTAGAGATTTGGCGGTTAAGTGTCTTGCAAGAGAAGGACAGGGTGATGCCATGACGCTAATGGAGATGGATCCTACCGATATGTATAATACTCTTTGCAGACAGTTTTACAATCCTACATCAGCATTTCCGGCAATCATGGACAGCACTATAAAGAAAAGTATTGTTCA